AAGTGTCGCCAGTGGTCGCCGTGACGCCTTCGCCAACGCGAACGTAGGCAGCGGTCGTGCAGGTAATCAGCACGCCCTGCGGGCCAGCAGGCCAGGTGCTAGTGGACCCGGCAGTGCCAGTGTAGGCGACGTTTGCGCCCGCAAAGGCAGCATCCATAAGTGGGCGAAGCATTTCCATGTCTGTTCCTTACGCGAGGAAGCGAAGTTTGTAGAGCGAGGCGTAGTAATGCCCCACGATTTCGTCAATGATGTTCTGAATGGGCGTGTTGTCGCGGTCACAGACCTTGTAGCGACCCGCCTCAATGTCCTCAACCTGCCCCTGCAAGAACTCCACGATGTTGGAGGTCTTCTTGGCAGCAGGCACGGAGATAGGGCCAATCAGCCCGTGGTAGCCCTGATAGGCTTCCGCAAACTTGTCGGCAAGGTCAATCACGCCTTCGTAGAAGCCCTGTAGGGCAACGTGCTTGGCGTAGGAGCGCGTGTTCAGGTGCGTGCTGTGCGCCACATCACGGGCGAGGAACAACAGTCCGACGAGTTCGTTGGGCTTCACTGCATCATCTCCTGCGGCGGTTGCTGCATCGGCATCTCGCCGCCCTGCATTGGCATCTCACCTTCGTTGTACTCGGGCATCTCTTGCTGCGGCATATCGCCAATCAGGTCGCCCGTTTGCATGGCAGCGGCAATAGTACCAGCCACGATGTCCTGAATCTGCTCCTCGGACATACCGGCCTGCACGGCGGAAATACGCTGCGTCTCGGCTTGGTAAGCCTTGATTTCAGCCTCGTAGTCCTTCCGCTTCTGCTCCTGCGACTCGATGGACTTGTGGACGTTCTGGAGCATTTGGTGCATCTGCTCCATCTCCTGCCCCATCGCCTGAATCTGCTGATTCGCGGCTTCCAAGGCAGGATTTTCGTCGTTGTCCTGCAGCAGTTTGGGGTCAATCGTCTTCTGCAGACGCTTGGCCATCTCCTGCGCACCCGGCCAGTCCATGTTCTTCACGAACAGGTCGCCAGCCACCTGCCACAACTGCGGGTTGCCCTGCAGAATCTGCGACATGGCCTCCATCGACTCCTGACGCTTGGTCATGTACGACGGACCAGTAGTCACGCAGACATCGTACTTGCCGACAGACGGATTGTAGATTTTCTCAATCACAATGCCCGTCTCGTCCACGATTTCGCGGACAGGCTCAGACTGCATAGGGTCTATGCGTGCCGTCTTGGTCTCACCGTCAATGCCGATGATGCGAGCAATGCGCTGAGTGTCGTAAATCTTCGGGATGAGGTCAACGAGTTGGCGCGTGACGTAGCGAATGGCGCGAGCCAAGTTGTCTACGTAGTGGTATGTGCCGGTGTCGCCTTGCCGTTCGCGCGCCAAGATTGCTTTGCCGGAACGCTCGTTGGACGTTTGCCCAATGCTGGAGTCGTACTGGCCGGTGGTAGCCTTGATGTCGTCCGCAGCGCCCATTTTGGCCTGAATGAGGCCAACCTGAGCCATCGGCGGCTGCGCACGCTGGGGTAGCGGCAACACCGAACCTGAGCCGTCCGTAACGTCCGGATTGACCTCAAGGTACGGCCAGTTGTTGGTGTTGGCAGTCTTCCACTGTTGCTCGTAGCCCTCAAACTGCCCACCGTACCCGATGAACGGGGCTTTCGGGGCAAGGGCAAGCATCTCTGCTTCTTGCGAGACCCAGTAGTTGTACATCCGCTGGGCGTCTTTGGCGTTACGCACCAAGCCCGAAACGTACAAGCGACCGTCAACTTCCCACTCGTTGCCGACAACGCGCACAACGGGAATCCACTTGCCCGCCCAGTCGCGTTCTTCAAGAATCTCGTAGCCGTTGGTCTTGCACCACTTCACGGTCTTTACGTCCGTGGGGCGCTGGCGCAGCACAGGCATACCCATCGCCTCGGCACGCTTGGCTTCGGGCGAACCCTCAATAGCCGTGACGTTACCGGGGTACAGGTTCAGCGTCTTGCGTTCGTACTCAAGATAGAAGTACTCGGCAATGCGGACGGTTTTGTCGCTAATCCACTGCGACAGCCCCTGGTCACCGATGCCCCGCGTCATGATAGACGAGATAGGTTCGGCGTCAGGGAATTGACGCTCGTATTCGTCCCGCGTCAGGTCTTCCGTGATAAAGCACCACTGAGCATCCGCGCCGCAAGGGTCTTGGATGGTGGGGTCCATGTACACGGAGAACGAGTTGCGGATGCGCTGAATGCGGATGTCTTGGTCAAAGGTGTCCGTATCGCAGTACTCGGTCAGCACGCGAATGTAGCCTTCACCGTAAGTGACTTGGTTGTCACAGGCGGTGTCGTAGGCTACGTCGGCGTCCGAGATATACTCGATATGCCGCACGATGCCGTCGAATATCTCGGCAACCTGCAGGTCAGCCTTGTCATCTACGGGGATGACTTTTCCCGAGGGCCGGTTCTGCCGTTGGTCGTTGGTGACCTGACGAACGTGCTGCGGCAGCTTGTTGATGGTCAAACAGGGGCGAGCATTGATGGTCTGCCCCTGCACCGACCCTCGGGTCGCTAGTACGTCTGCGGGCCACTGCCAAGCATTATCTGGGCTAGCAGCAAGAAACCGCAAATCGTCCAACTCGTCTTCACGCGAGTCCGCAAAAGCGGATACCGCCTGAGTAAAGCGGGTACGCGCTATGGCAAGGATGTCAGTGGCATCCTTGTCACGACGGGAGGATGGGCTGTTAGCCACCCGCGCCGCGCCAATCATGCCGGTATCAGCCATATTTACGCACCCATCCAAGAATTGCTTACAGTGCCGTCCCTGTAGGTTCGGACGGGGTTTCGCGCAGTATACTCCCGATGCGCCACGGGGAAAGCGAAAGTTACGGCAATGGCGTCGGCAGCGTCCGGTGAGGCCAGCCCCCGCGCCTTCATTTCCTTCTTGCCTTCGAGGAATATTGTACCCGCAGAATTGGGTTTCTTGGTAGGGCCGACCAAATCCGCCTTCAGTTGGCGGTCTTCCTTGATGGAGGCGGTCTTTAGCCAGTCCCGCATCGCCCCCCACATTTCGGCCCGAAAGTTACCCCAAGCAACCGGATTTTTGGCCTTCCAGCCAAAGTTAACGCCTCGGACCTTGTACTTTTGCTCTTTCAGGCGGTCAAGGATGCCGTAGCCCAGCCCGCCCTCGTCTATGCAAACCAGCGCAGGCCGGTAGTCTTCAATCGCCTCAATTACCCGCCCAACCACCGTCATGGTGTCGTCGCCGGAGTACCGCTTGATGGCGATAATGTCGCGTCCCTGACGGACGGCGATGACGGTCGAGTCCGCGCCACCACGGGCAGGGTCTACGCCGATGACGATGGGGGCTGTTTCATCCTTGTACCGGGGGCGCTTAAACGCCTCATCTACCCAGTTTGCGGGGATGAATTGGTCATCACCGGCAGAGGGGAACTCCCCGTACACCTCAATCTTCGCCTGGGGCGAGTCTTCACCGTATTCGTCGATGATTTGCTGGTAAACGGCCCTGTCCGTCCCCTCAACATCCAGCGAATTGATGTTTTTGGACTTCCAAAACGCCCGTTTGGCGGCAAAACACTCGAAAAAGTAGCCGGAAGGTCTACGAGGGTTGGAAAACGCCATCCAAAAGCGGTTAGGCGTGTTCTCGGTGAAAAAACCTTGAGATACGTCCCAGATTGCGTCCGGAATACCCGAGGCTTCGTCAAAAATCAGCATGACGCCGTCGTGGTTGTGGACACCGGCGTAGGAATCGGGGTTCTCCGCAGACCAAAGTCGGCCTTCTACGGACCAGTAGCGGGTGCCTTTGCGCAAATCGCGCTCCACCAACTCCGTAATCCACTTGGCGGGCATGACGCGGGTAGCCGATATCTCCCACCAGTGGCTGTTTATCAGCATCGCCAGCCACTTTGTGATTTCCGCCCATGTCACCGAGCGAAGCTGGGCTTCCGAGTTAGCCGAGACGATGACGGTAGACCCGATGCGGGTGGTCACCATCCACAGGATGAGCCACGACACCAGCGCAGACTTGCCGATACCGCGTCCGGAGGCTACCGCTAGGCGGAAAACATCGAAATCCACCTTGCCGCCGTTAGCCGCAATGTGTTCCTTCAGGTCGCGCAGCACGCCTCGCTGCCACTTGCGCGGACCACGGAAGTGTTCCAGCGGCGTACCCTTCTCGCCCCACGGGAAAGCAAAGTTGACGAAAGCTTCTGGGTCGTTCGCAAGCGCGGGCGACCACAGTTTGGACATGAGCAACTGCTCCTCGGATGAGGAGTATTTAGGCTCTTGCATTACTTTT